CCTTGGCCAAGTGATGCGTTGTATTGACCAGTTGTAGCTTTAATGTCTTCAGATGCGCCAGCTTTGGCCTGCAACAAACCAGACGACGCCATTGGCGGCTGGGCACGTTGGGGCAATGGCAATGCGCTGCCTTGGCCGTCTGTCACATCGGGGTTGACTTCCAGATAAGGCCAGTTGTTTGTGTTGGCCGTTTTCCATTTGTCTTCGTAACCCTCAAACTGGCCACCATAACCAATAAACGGTGCTTTGGGCGCCAAAGCCAGCATCTCGGCTTCTTGTGACACCCAATAGTTGTACATGCGCTGGGCATCTTTGGCGTTACGCACAAGGCCAGAGACATACAAACGGCCGTCTACCTCAAACTCATTGCCAACAATGCGAACTACGGGAATCCATTTGCCAGCCCATTCGTTTTGCTCAAGGATTTCGTATCCATTGATCTTGCAATACCGAACGCGGGGGCGATCAGATTCGCGTGAGCGCTTGGGTTTGCCGTAAGCTGCCCGTAAAGCCTTGTCTTCGGGTGTACCGTCAAACGCTGTAGCGTTGCCGGGGTACAAATTTAATGTAGCGCGGTCATAGTCAATGTAGTAATAATCCGCAATGCGAATTGTGTCTTCATTGAGCCAGTTGGATATTGACTGATCGCCTACACCTAAAGATTGCAAAGTTGTAATGGGCGCTGCATCTGGGTACATGCGCTCATAGTCTTCTCTGGATACATCTTCGGTGACAAAACAATATTTGGCATCTGACCCCGTTGGGTCTTGAATCATTGGGTCCATGTAGACTGAAAAGCTATTGCGAACGCGGCCAATCTTAATGTCTTGATTAAAGTTGTCGTCGTCGCAATACTCGGTCAGCAACCTAATGTAGCCCTCGCCATAAGCCACTTGGTTCTCACATGCCGTGTCGTATGCAACGTCAGCGTCTGATATGTATTCAATATGGCGAATCATGCCGTTAAGGATTTCAGCAACTTGAAGGTCAGCTTTGTCGTCTACGGGAATAACTTTTGCGCCTGGTCTATTCTGGCGCATGTCGTTGGTTACTTGACGAACGTGCTGCGGCAGTTTGTTGATGGTCAGGCAAGGCCGTGCGTTGATCGTTTGACCCTGCACCGCGCCGCGAGTAGCCAGCACATCGGCAGGCCATTGCCACTGGTTGTCTGGCGATCCAGCATAAAAACGCAGATCGTCAATTTCGTCTTCACGGGATTCGGAAAGCGCAGACATCGCCATGTCAAGGCGTGACCTAGCAGTCGCCAAAATGTCGGCGTTACTTTTGTCTTTGGCCGAACCGCCAACAGCAACTGCCGCTGCCGCTACGATTCCAGTTGGGTCTTGTGCCATGTTATTTTTTCTTTGGTGCGGCTGCGCGTTTGACAGCGTATGCAATTGCTACGGCCTGCTTGACGGGTTTGCCAGCTTTGACTTCAGCCTTGACATTCTTGCGAAAGGCTTCGGGTGATTTTGACTTGACCAGTGGCATATTAACTCTCCGTGTGGAAAATAGCGTAGTTCAGCTTAATTGCTTCGCTGTACGCATTATTGGTCACATTTTTAAGTTCTACTGTAAATGAGCCATCAGCAACAGCAGCAATAAAAGCGTTATACGCACCCAAAGTACCGCCAGAAGCCACGCTAATGACCACCACATCTCTAGTGCTGACTGTGCTGCAATTAACCACAAACACAGCATTGGCGCTAGGAGCCATCTGCGCGTTGGCCGTAGTAATTTGGCCAGAGGGCGTGTTGATCGTTACCGCTGTAGTCTTGTTGTTGCTTTGTGTGACTGTGCCAAAAGCGCTAGATGCGTATCCAATCGTGCCAGTAGTAACGATGTCGGTAGCTTTGACAATATCCGCATTGATAATGTTTTGGTCTTCGTACGCAACGCCAATAGGTTTGGTATTCGCCATTTATTTTCCCTTTTTGGCCGTCTTAGCCGACTCTTTAAAGTCTTTGGCTGTTGGTGCGCCGGGTGCGCCGGGCTTACGCATCTTCTCTTTAGAGCCGGCGGCTATGCGTTCACGTTTTGCCGCGATATTTGCATAAAGTCCAGGTTTAGTAGCCATGATTAACACTTCCATCGTTTAAGGGCTGCTTTAGCGCGTTCGCCGTCCTTGGCGTTGGCTGCTACTGCGCCCATTCTCGCACAAAATGAATCCTTGCGACCTTGATCGGCTTTGGTTTTTGGATTGGGTGCTGGCGCTTTTAAATTGCTGCCAGTTTCACGGTTGTACTTCTCACGGCCTTTGGCTGTCAAGCCCGCGCCCTTAGACACTGGCAATTTCTCGCCTCGCCCGACAGATAGTGAAACGCTTTTTTTAGCCATTAAGACCCCATCCAAGAAGTTGTAATCCCAGCGCTGCCGGCATAAGACCGGCGTTTAACATTCTCATTGTACTCACGATGAGCCACCGGATATGCAAAAGTCACACATATCGCGTCAGCCGCATCAGGCGAGGCCAAGCCTCTAGCCTTCATATCTTTTTTCGACTCTAAAAAAATTGTACCCTTAGAGTCGGGCTTCATCATAGGTGAAATTAGATCAGTTTTTAAAAACCTGTCAAGCGGAATTGCAGCAGTTTTAAGCCAATCTTTCATTGACCCCCACATTTCAGCACGTTTATTGCCATACATGATGGGATTCTTCGACTTATTGCCAAAGTTAATACCTTTGACCTTGTAGCGCTGCTCTTTTAAGCGGTCGACAATACCAGCACCAAGGCCGCCTTCGTCAATCACCACCAGCGTGGGCTTAAATTCCTCGATTGCTTCGATGATGTAGCCCACCACCGTCATGGTGTCGTCGCCTCTGTGCCGATCAATACGCACAATGTCGCGTCCTTGCCTGATAGCAATGACTGTTGCGTCGGCGCCGAACCGTGCGGGGTCAACGCCAATCACAATCGGTGCGCTGGCATCTTGGTACTTCTCACGTTTCATCGCCTCATCAACCAAATGGGCCGGTATGAACTGGTCGTCGCCCTCAGAGGGGAACATGCCGTAGACCTCGACGTGCGCTTGGCTGGAATCTGGCCCATATTCGTCAATAATGCCCTGATATACCTGTTTATCCGTGCCTTCGACAGTGCGCGCGTCCACCACTTTGGTCGTCCAAAAGTTGCGTTTGCTGTTAAAAGTTTCGTAAAAATAGCCTGTATTGCGACGCGGGTTAGAAAACGCCATCCAGAACCTATTGGGCGTGTTCTCGGTAAAGAAACCAGCCGTCACCGCCCAGATTGAGTCGTCGATACCTGACGCTTCGTCAAACACCACCAATACACCATCAAAGTTGTGTACGCCAGCGTACGCATCTGGATTTTCGGCTGACCAAAGCCTGCCCTCGACGCCCCAGTAGCGTGTGCCTTTCTTAAGATCGCGCTCGACCAATTCGGTGAGCCACTTGGCCGGCATGACGCGGGTTGCCGACACCTCAAACCAATGGCTGTTAATGGCCGTAGCCAGCCATTTGGTAATCTCGGCCCAAGTGACTGATCTAAGCTGTGATTCACTGTTAGCCGAAATGATGGTCGTCGAGCCAATCCGCGTGGACAGCATCCAAATGGTAATCCAACTGACCAAGGCCGACTTGCCAATACCACGGCCAGAACTTACGGCGGTGCGCAGGGTGTCAAAGTCAATCTTGCCTTGGTTTTGCTTGATGTGTTCGGCAATTTGGGTCAGCACCTCACGTTGCCATTTACGCGGGCCTTTGAAATGCTCAAGCGGTGTGCCTGCCTGACCCCAAGGAAACGCAAACATTACAAACGCTAACGGGTTGTCCTTAATCGCTGGCGCCCACAACCGCGCCATTAACTCTTGTTCGTCTTCAGCGCTGTATATGGTCGATTGCATTGACTTGTGCTTCTATGATATTGACGTCTTCGATGGTTAGTGCGCGCTTCTGTGCCTCGGCCAGCGCGCCAGTGATAGAAATGCGCTGATCCACTTCGACAGATATAGCCTGCTTGGCCACCCAGCCGTGCTGATGTTTCAAGACTTCTAGCGCCATCTTAGCGTCGCCCTCTAGGGCTGCGGCCCGCATGATGTTGGCCATTTCAATCTCGCCGTCGGCTTTGCCTTTTTGCGCAGCCATCTCCACAACGGGGTCAAGTTGCGTGAGTTGTCGGTATTCGGTAGGAAGCATGCCGGCGGCCAGCGCTAAGGTGTCGCCTTTGAGGCCAAGTTTGGCTGCGTCATACACCGCCTTTAAGCGTGACTCTGTCGCTTGCACATTGCGCGGTGTAAATGGTATTGAATGGAACATGTGTTCTCCATGCTGGTTGCACGTGGCTTCATTCTACACAATAAAAAAAATTGTTCGCAACCCGTACGTTTTTGATGGACCTATGGGCTTGGCCCTGCCTACCCCATGGCCGCGCGCATTGTGCCAGCCAGGCATTAGGCAAGCCGGCCGCCGATTGTCTAGGCGCGCGGCTGGCGCCGCATGCTGGCTGGCCGGCTGGCCGGTGGCCACATGTTGCAAGCTGGCGCGCCAGGGTAAGCATGCGGCCGGCGGCCATTGGGTCATTTGGGTCATTTGGGTCATTGTTTTAAATTGCAAGCTGACGGCGCTGGCCGGTGGCCATTGGGTCATTTGGGTCACACAAAAAACAATGACCCAAATGACCTAAGGGCGCAGATTTGGCGCCCGGGGGAATAACCGGTTTTGGGTCATTTGGGTCATTTTGTCATCGAATAAAAATCGGCGCGGGACGCGGCGTGCGCGTAGCATGCATGGTTTACTAGGTATTAACCCTTATATAAAAATTGTCAATTTTGTTTTTTGTATTTCATGACCCAAATGACCCAAAACCATAATATTCCCAGTATTTGTGCCGTGCCGCGCTTAGGTCACGCCAGCGCCGCGCCATGGCCGAAGCGTGACCCAAATGACCTAATTATGCAAAATTCGCATAACGTGAAAATAATTGCAATTAGGGGTTGACAACGTAAAGAAATGTTTTACACTCGAGGCTCGCGCAAGCGAAAAGGGAAACTCTAAACTAAAGTAAAGGCAAAACATCATGACTAAATCTGAAATTCGCGAATTGCAAATCATCACAAAATACAGCGCCGCCGGCTTAGGCCCTGACTATGTCGCGCGCGCTATATCTGCGCTCATTCGCGCGGCCCGCTCTAAGAAAAGCGCCGAAGCGCTGCGCGCTCATGCGCTGGCTTTTGGCGTCACAAATCACCCCGAATTTATCGCTTAACTAAACCGGCCGGCGAAAAGCCGGCCATTAAACGAAAGGCACAAAATGATTTTGAAATTTAACACCGGCCGCGAATATACGGCCAACGGCCAACGCATCGCGGCCGCTTTGCAAAATAACGGCGACATTGTATTTGTCGACGTCGACCGGCAAATCGACGGCGTGATAAGCGCCGGCGCGTTAACGTGCGATGACGTGCTGGCTTTTGGTTATTTCACCCAGCGCGGCATTATGGAATCGTACGATAAAAACGAATACACCGGCGCCGTTGACCGTTCCATGCTGGCGCAGCTGCGCGACGCGGCCGCTTCAATCTAATTTTTAACTAAAGGCAAAACAACATGAAAAAAGCATTATTTTTAGATATCCTGGCGGCCGTCGTTATCGGCCTACTTTTGGCGATCGGCGCCCTGGCTTATTTTGACGTTTTAACCAAATAAGGGGCCAAGCAATGATCACAAACCAAAAACAATTACGCGCTTTATTTTGGGCCACATTTCCCGATTTACCGCGCCGCCGGTATCGCTATAGTCCAAACCGCAGCGACAAAACCGCGCAGCTAATTTACCCAATTGATACCCGCGTGACCTGGTGCGATTGGGTTGACGAACTACAAAAAGACAATGAAATAACCGAAGCGCTGGCAAACCGCGCAACACTGGAGCGCTAAAATATGCAAGTACATCTCACACTAAAAAGCGCGAACGTCAAAACCGGCCCGATCCCCGTATCGACGACCGAACGCGACAGTTGCCCGGCCGATTGCCAAATGAAAGCCGAATGCTACGCGGCCAGTGGCCCGCTGGCTTTGCATTGGGCGGCCGTATCGATGAAAACGCGCGGCACGTCCTGGGAAGAGTTTTGCAGCACAATTGCGCGCTTACCCGACAATCAAATTTGGCGCCATAACCAGGCCGGCGACCTACCCCAGCAAAACGGCACAATTGACCCGGTTAAATTGGGCCAGCTTGTCGCGGCCAATAAAGATAAACGCGGGTTTACTTATTCGCATCATCGCGACGCGGCCAGCATTGCATGGATACGCCACGCGAACGCCTGGGGTTTCACTGTAAACCTAAGCGCCAACGATTTAAATGACGCCGATTATTTGGCCGATCAAAACGCCGGCCCGGTCGTCGTCGTTTTGCCTTCTACCCAAAACGAAAACCTAAAAACGCCAGGCGGCCGGCCGGTCGTCGTTTGCCCGGCCACCCAGCGCGACGATGTAAGCTGCGCGACATGCCAGCTTTGCCAGCGCCAGCGCGCGGCCATTGTAGGATTCCCGGCGCATGGTTCGCGTCATCGCACAATCAATTTAAGGCTTGCATCATGATCACACGCGAAGAGAAAATTCGAGAGCTAACCGATAACGAATTACGCTGGCTTATCGGTTCGCCAGATAATTTAGAAGACGTCACACAATTTTTTGTGGCCGGTGGCTTTTTTGTCTATACGGACGACGCGCTAAATGATCAATACACACGTTTAATGGGGTAACACAATGATTAAAACCATGCGGGCCAAATACCCCGGCCATTGCAGCCGGAGCGGCGCCAGGATAAACCCCGGCGACGATATTAAATTCGACACGATAACGCGCCGCGCCTGGTTAACCGAACCGGGCGACTCTCGCGTTGTTTTTTACGGTGA